ATGTAATGGATTTATCTTCATATAGTGGCAATGTATCATCAACAGTAACTCAAGCACAAACAAGAGATACTTCATATGCTGCATCATATTGGCCTTGGGTTCGCATTATAGATCCTTCCACAGGAAAACAAGCATGGGTACCAGCTTCAACAGTAGTACCAGGTGTGTATGCTTTCACTGATAAAGTATCAGCTCCATGGTTTGCACCAGCAGGTATCAATAGAGGTGGTTTATCTACAGTATTACAAGCTCAATATAAATTGACACAAGGTCAAAGAGATACTTTATATGCAAATAACATTAATCCAATTGCAACATTACCTAAACAAGGTGTTGTAGTATACGGACAAAAAACATTACAAAAAGCAGCTTCTGCTCTTGATCGTGTAAATGTTAGACGTTTGATGATTGAAATGAAAAATTATATTCGTCAAATTGCCGATACAGTAGTATTTGAACAAAACACAATTGCAACAAGAATATCATTTGTTTCAAAAGTAACTCCATATTTAGAAGGAATCCAACAAAAACAAGGATTATTTGCTTTTAAAGTAGTAATGGATGATACAAATAATGGTCCCGCAGTAATTGATCAGAACCAATTAGTAGGTCAAATTTATATTCAACCAACTAGAACAGCTGAATTCATATCTCTAGACTTTATATTACAACCAACTGGAGTTCAATTTCCTGGATAAAAAATTGGAAAATTAAATACGTATAATAAAACAAAATAATATATAAAATGGCAATTTTACCTCATAGCGACATATTTTACACCGCGTTTGAACCAAAACAATCCAACAGATTTATGCTTACTTTAGATGGTGTTCCATCATATTTGATAAAAGGTGTTGGAGCTGTATCGTTAACTCAAACCGCAGTTCCTCTTAACCACATTAACGTTCAACGTTATGTAAAAGGTAAAACAATTTGGAACACAATCCAATTTACATTATATGAATCCATCACTCCAAGTGGTGCTCAAGCAGTAATGGAATGGGTACGTTTAGGCCATGAATCAGTTACAGGTAGAGATGGATATTCTGACTTTTACAAGAAAGATCCTGTATTCCAAGTAGTTGGTCCTGTTGGAGATATCGTTTCTGAATGGATAATTAAAGGAGCTGTAATTACAGAAGTTAACTTTGGAGATTATAATTGGGATGATGATGGAACAGCAGTAAACATCCAAGTAACAGTACAACCAGATTATTGTATCTTGAACTACTAAAAAACAACAACAATTTATATAAAAAGCTCCAAAGAAATTTGGGGCTTTCATTTTCCTTTTATATATTGAAACCATGAAAAACTTAATAATCTTCCTTTTATTGACTAGTATTGGATATGGTCAATATTGTCCTTATTTAGGACCTAATCAATTATTACCTTGTGGTGTGAATACAACTACATTAACCGCAGATTTAAGTCAATGTGGTGCGGGTAATAACCCCAATCAAACATCGGGTTATAGCGTTGCTAACATACCATATGTAGCTCAAACCAACACAGGTACAAGTTTGTTTATGTCAGATGACTCACAACAAGGACCATTTAACATTGGATTTACCTTTTGCTTTTTTGGGCAAACATACACTCAATTTTATGTTGGCTCAAATGGATGGATTTCCTTTGGTGCAGGACAACCTGTAACATTTACATCCCAACCTATTCCAACACCAAATGCTCTAGTACCTAAAAATTGTATTATGGGTCCTTGGCAAGATTGGCATCCTGGAGTTGGTGGACAAATAAAATACCAAACATCAGGTGTTGCACCATGTAGAAAATTAACAGTAAGTTGGATAAATATGCCAATGTATTCTTGTACTGGTAATTTAGGTACATTTCATATAGTAATTTATGAATCAACAAACTACATAGAAAACCATATACAAAATAAACCAGCATGTACACAATGGCAAGGTGGAACGGCTACCGAAGGTATTCATAATGCAACTGGAACTGCAGCTGTAACTGTACCTGGTAGAAATTCTACAGCTTGGACAACATCAAATAATTCATATCGTTACACCCCAAGTGGACCAGTAGTCAATCCAGTACTTACTTGGTATCAAGTAGGTAATCCTGTTCCAATTGCAACTGGAGTTGCTACAATTACTGTAACCCCACCTGCTGGAGGAGCAAATTATACTTGCCATTTAGTTTACCCAACGTGTAATGCAGGATGGTCTGCATGTAATTCAGGTACAGGACTAGGACCTGATACTGTATTTGTTTCCCCTGGCCCACCAAATTTAAATCCCCTTACAGTAGTTACAATGAATCCAACTTGTAATGGATATTGTGATGGTGTTGTAGCTGTTACCCCAACAAATGGTACGGCCCCTTACACTTATGTTTGGAGCACTAGTGTAAATGGAACCCCTATTTTATCTGGTTGCTGTGATGGAACATATTCTGTATTAGTAACAGATGTTAATGGATGTAATATTTCAGCAACTGCTACTCTTACTGACCCTCCAATTGTTACTACAGGTCCAATTTCATTCAATGATACAATTTGCTTTAATTCCCCTAGTGAACAATACTCCGTACCTATTCAGCTAGGATATACATTTAATTGGAGTGCAGTAGGCAATATTTCCTCAGGTCAAGGTACTAATATAATTGATGTGGATTGGAATGGAATTAGTAATGGATTTATTCCTGGAGGTGTACAAGTTACAGCATATAATGCTGTTGGTTGTAGTAGCTTACCCGTGTCAATTGACTTATATATTTTGAATGTGCTACCTGTTATTACTCCGGTAGGACCATTTTGTTCATACGATGAATTCGTTGTTTTAGCGGCTTTACCTGCGGGAGGAACATTTTCTGGAACGGGAATAGTAAATAATGATTTTTATCCTACAGCTGCAGATAATATTTCAAATACAATAACTTATACTTATGTTCAAAGTGGATGTACTTTTGATACTTCAACAAATATTGATGTGTATCCAAGACCTATTATTACCCCTATTACACCTTCAAACAGTTTCTTTGAATTATGTGAAGGAGATTCTATAACAGGAATCTATAACACAACTTGGACACTTCCAGGATATAATGTATGGACATTACTTGGTCAAACTTCCCAACAAGACAATTTACAAGTAACATGGAATTCTCCAGGAATGTTTGATATTTCAGTAGTGCATTGGGCTAATGGATGTGTATCATTTCCTGAATCCACTAATATAACAATTTCAAGATGTCCTGAAATGTTATTTTATGTACCAAATTCATTCACACCTGATGGAGATGAACATAATAATTCTTTTGAATGGATATTTACTAGTGGATTTGATCCATTCAATTTCCAAATGTTAATTTATAATCGTTGGGGAGAAGTAATATATGAAAGTCATGATGCCACAGATTATTGGGATGGAACATACACTAACAAACCATGTCCTGCGGGAGCATATACTTATAAAGTTCAATTTGGCAGTAAAATTGATGATGGTAAATACTTATTTACAGGTAGCGTTAATCTTATTAGATAATATAATATTTATAACAGTATGAAGCTAGAAAATTTACGTACTTTAGTAAAAGAAGAATTAAGCAAAAAACTTAATGAAGAATACCAAGACAAATATAAAATGATTGGTATGCTGATTACTAACATTGACTTACGACCACAAAAAGAAATATACTCAGACATCCGTTCAATTCCAGGTGTTACAGTTATATCATCTAAAGAACCTTTAGAATTTAATCAACAAGATCAATCAAAATTCCAAGCTATAATGACTGTAAAAGTAGATGGTCATCCTTGGATTGCAAAAAGCGGTTTTGATCGTTCAAAAATGGAAGAAATACGCAAAGAAATATTAAAAGTAAAAGGAGTATTATCATTTAACGTAAATTCTGATAATATTACTGCTCTTTAATATATGTATATAAGACAAATAAGTTATAACAAATAAAAATTATGGAAGAATTTAAATTACCCACTGAAATCATTGACTTACCCTCAAAAGGTTTACTTTACCCCGAAGATTCTGAATTAGCAAAAGGTGTTCTTGAAATGAAATACATGACCGCTAAAGAAGAAGATATTCTTACTAATCAATCATATATTAGAAATGGTACTGTATTAGACAGATTGATGAAATCATTAATTGTATCAAAAATC